ATAAGGTGATGAGACACAGGTGGTGCTGCTCCGAAAGGAGAATCGACTTACCAGTCGGGTCTCAGGCAGAGGCGAAATCTTACTAACTGTAGTAATGCCCTCCTCTTGTTGGTAATACAGGAACCCAACCTCCCACCCCTCTTTTTGTAACGAGGTAAACTCTTTTATAAGGGTTTCCTCATATAAATAATTCTACGTTCATCCCCATAGGGGGACGCAAGTAAGCCGACTCGGAACGGATACGTTCATCTCATGATTGAAATTCTAATTGCTACTGCTGTAACTTGTGCAGATGTATCAGAACTGGTAGATCGCATACGTGCAAACAACACTGTTGATTCGGAAACGAAACAAGAGTTAGTTGAAATGTATGAAGTAGATTTTACAAGAGTATTGGATTTAGAATGTGATTTTGAGACGCAAAAGCCGACTGAAGGAACGGTCTAAACAACCTCATCCTACAGGAGCAAACAAATGGCAAAAGTCACTTACAGAGGTGTCGAGTATGACACTGATGAGTACAACAAAAAAGTACTCGCTGAAGCAAATCAGCAAAGAAACTTCGATCTAATGTATCGTGGTCTAAAACATCACGTTTCAACTGTTAGACGATAATTACAACACATTATGTGTTGATTTCCTTTAAGCACCCCACTGGGGTGCTTTTCTGTTATAATAAATATTGCAACTACTACGAGACTACCATGAAAATATTTCTGGATTGCTCTGACGTTGAACTTATTCGTGATGCTTACGAGACAGGATTGATAGATGGTGTTACCACCAATCCATCTCTTATGTTGAAAGCAGGTAAGGATCCAGTCGGAGTTCTTAAAGAAATCTCCTCGATCTTTCCTTTTCATTCATCAGTATCTGCTGAAGTTGTGGGAGAGACCACAGAAGAGATGTTAGAGATGGCAGATGAATATGTTGACATTGGACCAAACATAACCATTAAGGTTCCTTGTACACCTGCTGGACTTAAAGCTTGTAAAGACTTGACAGATGATGATGTATCTGTTAACGTTACACTATGTTTTTCTGTAGCACAAGCAATACTTGCTGCTAAGGCAGGTGCAACATACATCTCACCATTTGTAGGTCGTGTATACGATCAATCATTCGATGGTATTAAACTTATTGAGGAGATTTCAAATGTCTACGCTACACATAACGCCAAAACTCAAGTCCTTGCTGCATCCATTAGGGACGTTCACCAAGTTTCCTCTGCTTTCAGAGTGGGGGCTGATATCTGTACTATTCCTGGCAACATATTTACTGGAATGTACAAGCATGTTCTCACGGACAAGGGGTTAGAGAAGTTTGATGCTGACTGGTCGAAGTTGGTAGGCGGTTAAGTGAACGGACGTATAAACAAGGTACAAATGACTGCCCAGATCATGAAGATGAAGACTGGGCTAGACAATGGATGGTATCCTGAGTGGGATGATAGACAGAGAGGTGCAGCACAAAGGATACTGCTCAATGTATTAGAACATTTAGATGAATATTGGGAATAATCTATGCAAAAAGCAACACTTAAAGTATTAATCGCTGATCTTGAAAGAGCATTAGCAGAGTTAAAGTCTGAGGTTTACTCTGACACTTCAGTTTATCGTATAGATAGTGGCGATGGATCTATATCCTACGCTACTATAAACGATGAAGATGGAGAGTGTGACTAATGAAAAGACTTTGGAAGGAAGTTATGAGAACCCCTGGACCTATAAGGGTTCAACTTTTACTTCTGCTGACATTGACGGTCAGTTCGGTTTCGTCTACAGGATTACTAATTTACAAACTGGCAAGCAATACATCGGACGCAAATACTTTTGGCAAAAACGAAAGCCTCGCACTGGAGGTAGAAGGGTTACGTCTGAAAGTAACTGGAAAAAATACTACGGAAGTTCTAAAGAACTTAATGAAGAACGAAAAAGTGTTGGGAATAATACCTTCCGAAGAGAGATAATTAGTATACATAAAACATTAGGTCAGGTCAATTACGAAGAGACCAGACAACTGTTTATCAACAATGTACTTACGGAGGCTGATGAAAATGGCATACCAAAATTTTACAACAGTAACATATTGGGTAGGTACATGCGTAAAGACTACTTCAATACTTAACCAGTACTGCTCATAGTAGGTTAAGTACAAATGACAACGTTAGAGAAGTTCTCTTCTGTGTTGCCTCTCCTATGGGATGCAATAGACAGACAGATTACACTTGACATAGAGTACCCTGCCGTATATAATAGGGTGAACAGACATTACGAAGAGAGAGGTGTATCTTTCTATGGTGATGTTGATGAGGATTATGATATCCTCTTAGACAAATTAGAAACTGATCTTTATTCAGAAGCCAATGCAATGGATTTATAAAATATGGACTGAGTTAACTTGGGTTGAAGGTTTTATCTTCACTCTATGGTTAGTCGGTTTGTACTGGGGTAAGAAGAAATTAGATTACCGTTTTGCTCGGAAGACTCAACATGCTTGGGACAAGAGCATATATAAAGTTAAGATAGTTCCTGACTCACACATCAGTGTGGATCATGCACACATAGATGAGATAGACCATGCTCACATAGATGATATCGGTGAGATACATGGTGATGTTGTTACCCACCCTAAGAACTTTTAGAATTATGACCTGCGGATTACTACACTCAAAATTTGATACTGCTGTTGATGCTGTTAGAGAGGCATTCAAAGAAGCAGTAGATGCTAAGGACTTTGATAGAAGTACTCTTAGTGAAGTATGGAGACACTACCAAGGACTTCAAACGATTGCTGAGGGATTACCTAAGCATACACATCCTGTACCAGAAGATATTATTACCTTTGGTGATAACATAACGATTAACACTGATGACTTACAGGAGGATGTAGTGTTCCCAGATGGAACATATAATCCTGATTATAATATTACATTCCCAGAAGGGGATATTAAACTAGACCTAGATAGTGTTAGTCTTTCGCAATAGACTATAAACTAGATGCGTTTAGCGAGAAAGCGAAACATAATCTAGGTTTAATCTACAGGGGGACTTAATATCCCCCTTTCTTATTATGAATTTTATTCCTAACTCAGATATATTAGTTGCTGCTATACCAGATGATGTCTTTGCAGATCTTACTAAGGCATCTCACATGGGTATAGCATCAAAGAAACCTTTAGGTGATGAGAAAGAGGCATCAATAAGACAAGAGTATCAGATGCCGATACCAAATATTTTTGAAGACTGGATAACACAGACTATAGATTTAAGTTTTCCATACCATACACCTGAGTATGGTATCATGGAGATGGATAAGAAGAACATGAAGATTGTTCAGATGTGGGTGAATGTAATGGAAAAAGGTGATCAACATTTCCCACATCAACACCGTCATTCATTTTATTCTTTTAGCTGTTACATAAGTTGTACTAATGATGACGCACCATTTTATTTCATCAAAGATAACAGAGGACAGAAAGTTAATATCGATAAAGGTAGTGAGGGACATGCTTTGATCTTCCCTTCTACATTAATTCATACAGTTTACCCTAAGACCACAGAGGATAAGAGAATATCAGTATCAGGGAACATTGTACTGACACCCGTACAAATACCTATTTGACAGATCTTTACATTTGCTATATAATTATGTAATGTTTCTTAACAAAACAGAAATGACTTCCTCAACTGCCAACAAGTATACAACTACTGAGTATGGCAAGCAGAATATGTTCGCAGCAGAACCTCCTATGGAGTATGTTGAGAACTATGATGGTTACTGGAAGAACGCTGAAAGAACTAATGGTCGCCTAGCGATGATTGGTTTGTTTGCAGCAATCCATAACTATGCCATCTTCGGATGGATAATACCAGGTTTCGTATAGAAATCAAGGTCTCTTTAAATTCTACCCCTTTAATCTAAGAACAATGAAAGAAAACGCAGAACTCCAGAACGGACGTTGGGCAATGATTGGCATCATAGCTGGTCTAGGTGCTTACCTAACAACAGGACAATTAATACCAGGAGTATTCTAATGACACCAGAAGCAGAAAAGTTTAACGGTTGGATGGCAATGATCGGATTCGTTGCAGCAATCGGAGCATACATGACAACAGGTCAAATTATTCCAGGTATTTTCTAATGACAAACTCAGCAATTTTTCAGAGAGCAAACGGTAGGTTCGCAATGGTTGCCTTTTGGGGTTTAATCGGTGCTTACACTTACGTTACATACTTCTCTTAACAAATCTTATAAATAATATTTCGTATCCAACACAAATATGTCTGATCTAGTAACAGAATCATTTCCTGTATGGAAGGCTATACTATGGTGCTTCTATCCGATGGCTGTTCTAGTCATGATAGAATTATTTCTTCGTGGTATTAATGACGACGATGATGATGACTTTGGTGGAGGTACGAGAGTAAGATCACAAGAACCAGTAATGGTTCCTGTCCCATCAGGTGCTTGACATAGAGTAAAAATACCTATATAATACTGTAGTTATTTTTACCTAGCGTCATGCATTTTTTATTCTTTACAGGAATTGTAGGTTTATTTTTGTATACAAATGTCGGTCAATTCGTTCTTCAATAGCCCATACTATGCACTTTATGAATTTGGTTTCTTCTGTGCTGTAGGATTTACAGCAGGATCTTTAGGTCTTATATAAATAAATTTAGTATTGAACATTATCATGGCACGAGATCCTAACAACACATCACGATGGGTTGCTACCCGCAAAGTTGATGATTACCTAGAGTACCTAGTCTCACACTCTTCATGGAATCCTGATCCTAGATTTGCAAAAATCTTTGACACACAATCAGGTGCTAGAAAGTTTTTAAAAGAGACAGGAGATAAAGGTACAGTAAGGAAGTACAAATAAAATCAAATGAATAACCCTTTCGGATGGTTCATGATTATGTTATTCATAATCGGGATTGCCGAGGGGGTTCTTAGTGTGTATGCAGTGATACTATTACATAAACATGCCTAAACAATCTATTAAGTTTACCATTTCTCAGGATGGAACAGTTACAGAAGAGGTACAAGGTGCTGAGTCAAAACAGTGTTTAGATATTACACTACCATTTGAACAAGCACTCGGTACAGTTAACTCACGAGAATTTAAACCAGAATACTATGTCTCACTTCAGCAAAGTCAAAACAAAAATCAAGAACAAACCAGCATTAATACAAGCATTGATGCTTGATGGTTATCCAGTTGATATTAATAGACAGTTAGTAAATCCTATAGGACATGAGCACGAGAGAGTAATGTGTGAAGTTACAATAGGTGATGACATGGGTTTCGTATGGAACAAACAGTCTCAATGCTATGAGTTGATAACCGATAGACAAACTTGGTCTCATCAGATACCAATAGAAAGATTTCTTGAGAAAATAACACAGTTATATTGCATACAATTACTGACTGCCACTGCAAAGTCGGAAGGTTTTGATGTAGAAAGTCAGATCGTTAATAAAAATAATGCCGTTGAGTTAACTGTCACAAGGTGGAGTTGACAAAACTTTACATTGCATATATAATAATAGTGTCTTGAAAAACAGACATTCATCTTCCCCCTAACCAAGACCACGGGGTTACAATGTCTTTATCATACCGCACACAAATGTTCTTTTAATTCAGATGACAACTCTTTCAAGAAAGGAGCAAGGTCTACTGTCAGGATGGAGCGAGTTTTGTGAGTGGGTTACGAGTACAAACAACCGCATTTATGTTGGTTGGTTTGGAGTTCTAATGATTCCATGCTTGTTAGCTGCTGCTACTTGCTTTATCGTGGCGTTTATCGCTGCTCCTCCCGTAGATATCGACGGGATACGTGAACCTGTTGCAGGTTCATTCATGTATGGTAACAACATCATCTCTGGTGCTGTCGTTCCATCTTCTAACGCTATCGGATTACACTTCTACCCTATATGGGAAGCTGCCACAATAGATGAGTGGTTGTATAACGGAGGTCCATATCAGTTAGTAATCTTCCACTTCCTTATCGGAATCTCTGCATACATGGGCAGACAGTGGGAGTTATCATACCGCTTAGGTATGAGACCTTGGATCTGTGTTGCATATTCTGCACCAGTATCTGCTGCATTCGCAGTCTTCCTTGTGTATCCTTTCGGTCAAGGATCCTTCTCTGATGGTATGCCTCTAGGTATATCAGGGACATTCAACTTTATGTTTGTCTTCCAAGCAGAGCACAACATTCTTATGCACCCCTTCCACATGGCAGGTGTCGCAGGTATGTTTGGAGGAGCACTCTT